TCATTGTTAAACCAGAACCATCCGCATTGTCAGAATAAGCAAAGTGAACATAAGGAGTTCTTCCATCTGCTCCTGGTTTACCTGGTAGCCCATCAGCGCCATCTCGTCCACGCCATCTCGTCCAGCGATAGTCAGCAGGATTGACGCTGTCAGTTGAGTTGAAATCAACATAAACCCCTATATAGGCCTTGTCGGCATTTGTCTGGCTAAATCCACTACCTGAGATAGTATCGGCGTAGGCAATGTGAGTGTACTTTGTACGGCCGTCGGCGCCTTTAGGACCAGGGATACCTTGGTCACCTTTTGGACCTTGGAGTCCTTGTAAGCCACGTTCTCCACGCTCACCTTTCTCCCCTCGGTCTCCTTTAGGACCTATTGCTCCCTGTGGTCCAGGGTCTCCTTTAGCACCTTTTTGACCAGTATCCCCCATTTTTGCCACTGAAAAACCTGTCTCTGAGGTATTATCTGTGTAGCTCCATGTAGTTCTTGTCCAAAGGTATTGGCCTGCTGGAACGCTAGGGATTTGAGATAACCATCCGCTAGATGGTGGAACAGTCCCTGATGTGGAGCTAGCATAAACTACGGTAGTTGCACGGATACCAACGCCATCCTTACCAGCGACACCATCTCTACCAGTATTTCCATCTCTACCAATCCTAGCTACTGAGTAGCCAGTTTCAGAGGTGTTGTCTGTATAGTTCCAGGTTGTTTTAGTCCAGAGATATTGACCAGCTGGAATCACTGGAACAGTGCTTGTCCAACCAGCACTTGGAGCGTTAGCCCCTGAGGTAGATGATGCGTAAGTAATGACAGTGGAATGTAATCCAACTCCATTTTTGCCAGCAACACCATCCTTACCTGGGTCCCCTTTATCACCTTTGGTGCCATCAAAGGCATTAAAAAAAGTAATCTGCTCAGAGGCTACCTCTTTGTTGTCCACCCAGGCTGAAACTGTCAAAACCATCTTTTGGTTGATGTCGGCAGCCCTCACAATGTAACTAGAGCTTGTAGCTTTGATCACACCATCCACCACCCAGCGCCATCCGCTATTGATGACTTTGTTCCCTCGTATTAAGGTAGGGGTCACAATGGTCTGACCTTGACCGTTCTTAAAGGCTATACCATTGTCTGTAGCTAGCTTGATAGAGTAAGGCTTAGCGTCCTCAAAAAGACGCTCAAAGGCTGACTGGATGCCAGAGGATAGTTTATTCTCTAAGGCTTTGAAATTCGCAAACTTAGTCTTATTGTTTGCTGGATTCGTAAAGCTGATTTTCTGCTCCGAAACACGAGCCTTCACGATTAAAGCAGGGTTAAACCCATCATCATAGATTTGGATTGTATCGCCGATCTCAGCATCTACAAAGCCGTCTACTTCATAAGTAATAGCTGGATAACAGTGCTGCTTCAACTTCAAGTAAGCAAGACGTCTTAATTCATTTGGCTCGTCTGTGTCAAAGTGAAAGTCTCGCCTCGTCCACTGGTCCTTAGCTGTTGCAGATGTAAAGGTTGAAGGATAGAGTTGCATTGAGAGAGGAGCATACAGAGCTTGTCCTCTCTGGTAAAACTCTACTTCTCCTCTCTCGTTCTTAATAGACCAATCATCCAACCCCTCTAGAGTCAGAACCTCTTTCTCAGGATCAGTTTCTTTCTCCTTGTTCTTAGGAGGTTTTATGATTCGTTTCTCAGTATTTGAAGGTCCGCCCTTTTTGCTAGTTGTGACAGTCTGCTCAATAGAACCATCAGAACGAGTGGTTGTAGTCGTTGTGATACGTGTCTTGTCAGCTAGTTTTGTAATTTTTGTATGAACGATAGTCTTACTTTTCGTCCCGTCTGACGCAGTACGAATAATCGTCTCAGTTGTTGAGCCATCCGAGTTCTTGACCCTCTTGCTAGAGAGATGTCGTTCTCCGCTGTCCTCTACCTCCACAGTCGGCATATTACCAGTTGGCCGTATAGTGTTAAAAATACCAGTCTTGTCAATCTCACGAGTGATAGACCCGATATTTTTACCATAGGTCAAGCTGATATCCGTCCTATCTCGCCCAACGCCTTGATGTTCGCCGTCGTTCTCGTGGTAGACATTCACAGTAAAAGACTTGATTGAACTATCTGCATGCAACTTCGTCTCAAAATCAATCTCAGCCCCAAACTGCTTGGCTAGACTTAAAAGACGAGCCAGTTTAGTTTCCTGATTGCTCCATTCCAGCTTAAGTTGTTTCTCTGAAATTTCATTGATTCCAACAGAAAGCAGAGTATAGTTCAACAAATCCATCGCCTGGCAGTATTCTACAAAAGTCATTGTCTTTGTAGCTTTGTAAGCATTGGCGTACTCGTTGATTAACTCAAGGTTTAAATTGATACAATTAACCTCTATAGAATGCTCATTTTCAAGCACTTTGTGAACCGTGAAAAGGTGAGTCCGCCCTCCATACTCGAATGAAACAAACGCTTTCTCATTGAGGTGATTGTGGATTCTTGTGAGGGCAGAGTCTGCGCTTAAAAGTTTCTTTGCGACTGTGAAGTCAAAAGTCGATGAACCAGTTGATAGATGACGCACCCATGAGTCATCGTAGTAATTCAATGTCCCTTGCTTATCATTATCGATAGATGCAACTTGTCGCAGGTTCATATCATGGATTGTTAAGAGCATTATCACAGCCACCTTTCTTCAAAATTTATAGACACCGTTGGTTTCTTTTTGACCCAACTTGATGTATAAATCTCTAGTTGGCTCTTACCTGGAGGAAGTTTGATCCATGAGGAGCCATGAACCCTATCTCCAAATTTGTTAATTCCATCAACCATGATTGTGTCTTCCTCGTTATTGACGATGATTGTAGAACCGATGGGATAGCGGTTTGGAAGATCTTTGGAAACAGAAACAAAATCCTTGCGATACATAAACTCATCGATGTACATGTGAGGTAGCAATGGCTTATCTCTGACCGCTCCCAAAGTGACATGGATTTTGGCTGATTTCTTGTCTTTTAATTCAGGAATGACAAAATCATAGTACGAACCATTGAAAAAGACCTGAACTTTGTCATCATTCCGTTTCAACTCTGTCCAGCCTTTCTCGTCGCTAAAAGGATCTAGTTTACTGACTTGAGCACCAGTACCGATAAAGTACCACCATTTGATGTATTTATAGCCGCCTTTTCCATCTGTTGTAAAGAAACTATATTCACAATCAAGAGTCTGATAGCGTTTATACGTTTCTACGCCATAAAGAAAATTGCCATCCGTATCGGATACAGTAACCTTGATAAATCCATACTGGTTAGCAGTTGCCGCCATAAAGACCTGTCTCCAAAGCAGGAAGTCATTTAATGACCCAACTTCTCCAGAGCTATCAGCAGGAATGATCCATGTCAAACTTTGTGCATTGTTTCGGTCTTTCTCAAAAGCTCCACGATCTGATAGTTCGATATGATTACGCCCCCAAAGGCTAGTCTTACTCAGAGTGCCGACCAAACGCTCTCTGTTATCATTTGTAACCGCTACTCTCTTTACTGCATCCTGAAACCCTTTTAGAATATTAGATCCCCGATAATCTAGTAGAACTTCAGATGCCTTTACGATTTCAGCGTCGATTTCCTCACGATTCCCCATTTCAAAGGCAGAATGCGCATTAACAATGCCAACATAACCATTCTCATAGTTGTTCTTGATAGTGACGATCGGATACGCATCAACATTGCCTTCGTTATTCACCTCAAAAACAAGCCTATCCGTCGCAGATATTGGCTCAGTAACCGACTTGTATGTAGAACTATGAGCCACGCCATCCGGCACGATAAATTTCATAGAACCTGTTGACCGTCTCCCGCTCGTTTCTTGCATCGAAATACTCTCAATCGGCATGGCTAGATAGTATTTGTCAGGCTCGTCTGAGAAGACAAGTTTTTTAGCGCTGCTAACATTAAAAATACCCGCAAGCTTGTGCTTGAGGGTATTCCTGTCTTTCGACCAGATGGAGAACTCCACTTCAATAAACTTCGCATCGATAGTCTGTTGCTGAACATTGACTCCAATAGTCGAAGTGTAGGAAGTTGCGATGGAGCGATTGTTCCCAATATTTCGACGAACATCATGAATTTCGATAAGTTCACTTAAATCCGTTTTATTAAAATTCATAGTGACTACGCTCATTCAATCACTCCTTTCATCAACAATTGTAATCTTTCGTTTTCATTCTGTTTTCTGGTAATAATATCCGTAACTTTTGAGCCATCTAGATAAGCGTTCGTATCCTTGTTGAGGATAGAAGTAAGTAATTTTTCTAAACTTGCTCTCAGAATCCTCATCTCAGACACGACTTTATCTGTATCTTGCCCCTTTTGGACGCTAGTAGTCTGAATTGTGATATTACGTTGCGCTTCTTCCATTTCACGGAGGAATTTCGCATCGCTCGGAATCCCGATACCAGAAGCGTATTTCGGAACACCCATCTCACGCATCAAACGTCTAGTCTTATCAGCTCGCAAGACTTTAGAACCTCTCGGAAGAGGAAGCAATACATCTCTGCCTTGAGGAATGAAGCTCCGGCCATTTGGCAGAGTGACCATTTCCTTGTAGTTGCTATTTCTTTGGTCATTGACGATAGCAAGCCCTCCAGGGTGGTAGTTGGTCCCGTGGGCGTGCTTACTCGCAAAGATATTCGTAAAGAAATTACCAGTAACACTGTCAATCCAGCTCTTAATACCTGAAAGAACACCAGAAGCATTGTCTCGAGCGTTTATAGTGACCGTTTTGTCTTGGATACCATTGACGTCACTTTTGACCTCGCTGACAGTGTCATTGGTGCCATTCTTGGCAAGGATATTCACTGGATCATATTGCTTGATAGCATTGATGGCACCACTCGTCTCGTTTCGTACACCGCCTGTTTGATCAGCAGCAAACAAATTGATAGGAGCTTCTTGTCTTGGTGAATTAACACTAAAAATAGCACTACCAACGGCAGCGCTCGTATTATCTACCGCATCCAAAGATTTCGTCTCAGCAGATGCAAAATTCCAAGCCGTAATCTTATCGATAGATAACTGGCCATTGTTCAAAACATTCGTAGGGTCAGCTTTCAAATCTTTTGTAAACGGTGTGGTCGCATTCCAGGTCGTCAGAGTATCAGTTGACCGAGCGACTGCTTTTCGGACGCTTTCATCATTAGCCAGCAACTCCTTCTGTTTTGGTTTCAAAGCTTCATAATTAGACAGAGCCTTTGAGGCTTCCTCCGCCTTGTTCATGATGTCTGTATTCTTCATGAGAAGTTCTTTGACTTCCGCCGGCATACTGTTCCATGTTTTAAGATGAGTTTCACTATCAAAGATAGCTTGTAGACCTGCTTGATTCTTAACAATCACTTGTTTCTCTTCGAGAGTCATGTCTTTCCATTTACCAGATTCGACAAGAGCCTCAGCAATAGTCACACGGGCATTTGAGTTGATATCCGCAGTCTTAGCGATAAACTGCAATTGTTCCCAACCTTCAGCAGATTTGGCAGCCTCTCCGATTACTTCCTTAACATTTGATTTAACTTCAAAATTACCATTTTCATTGATGTTACCGACAAGCAACGACCAGGCATCGTTAGCCTCTTTCACTTCCTTGCTCATCTCACTAGTGTAGTTAGCAAGGATACTATGTGAATTCCCTACCTTTTGAGAAGCTTCCGCAGCTTTCTTTCCGATTTCTTCATAGGACAGACCGTATTCTTCCAGAACCTTCTTGGCTTCTTCCCAGTAATTATTTCCAGTGTTTGAACGAGTTCGAGTCTTCCACTCCTCATCCATAGCTTTCATAACCTTGTAATACTTGCTTCCAAGAGCTTCCATAGTTTGTGTGTGGTTTGCTTCTAGAGTCTGCATTTTCTTGTTGTAAGCCTCCTGGTCGATAGCCTTACCGTCTAGCAACTCTTTTAACTCACTCTTTGAGTTCTCGTATAGTTTCTTTTCCTCATCAAGCGCTTGTTTCAAAACATCTCTAGTATGCTTCAGTTGCGTTTCATTCAGACTTCTGACATCGCCATTCAAAGCTTGTAAAGCTGCCTTCTGTTGCTCAGCTGACAAGTCCATCATCGAGAGTTTCGCCTTAATCATCTCGTTCTGATTGTTCAGGATGATTTCTTTCTCCTCTTGAGAGAACTTGCTCGCATCACCATTATGTCGCTGATAAATCTCATTGATTTGATTCATCATGGACTCAGTATTAGACACGACCTGGGCATTTTTTTCTTTTGCTTTCGCAATGTCTTCTTCACTGAGACCCCACTTAGCGCCCAACTCCTCCATACGTTTGTTTGTTTTATCCGCAGCAGCAGCAATCTCTTCATAGAGCTTTTTAAAGGCTCCAGATACCTTTTCAGCATCTCCAGCACGAGTCCCGAAGTTTGCGACTGCTGTACTGGTTTCATCAACAGTCTTTTGAAAGCTTCGCAATTCTCCACGAGCAGTATCGCTCAACTGAGAGCCAAATTCTTCCGTCTTGATACGAGCCTTGTCTTTTTCGTTGCCAAAATGAACAGCAGCAGCTGTCGCAATGGCAAGGCCAGCGACTGTCAATCCTAAAGGATTTGAGAGGGCACTCATTGCAGTTGTCAAGAGGCCAGTAGACGTCGAAGCTGATGCTGTTGCATTCCCAAGCGCTACCGCTCCACCAGATGCCAATTTAAAAGCAGAGGATAGATTCCCAGTTGTTCTAAAAGCTTGGAAAGTTTTGTGCATTAAGGAGATGCCACCTACTGCTTTACTAGTTCCTTTAGTAAGCCACCCAATCCCTTTTGTCAAACTTCCAATAATTCCAATACCTTTACCAAAAAGTGTTAAAGCCGGTCCTGCCCCGGCAGTCAATGCTGCCCACATGAGAACGTTTCTTTGTTCTTCTTCAGACATAGAACTGAACTGTTTAGCCATTTTAGCGAGTGTATCAATCCAAGGCTTACCAGCCTTTAGACCATCACGTAGAGCCTTTAGAAGTGGCCCTCCAAACTCAATGGCCAAGTCCGTTACCTGGTTCTTGAACATCTTCAATTGAGATTCTGTGGTCTCGTAACGCTTATTGGCTTCATTGGTCAGAGCAGTATTCTCTTTCCAAGCCTTGTTTGAACGATCAGCAGCATCGCCCATTTTATCAGATGCTAGAGCTAAGGATTTCAGCATGTTACTTTGTCGGATACCCGTCATTCCAAGTTGTGCCAAAATAGCGTTCATGTTCACGCCTTTTTCTTGTGCGTCCTTGAGCCCTTTGATAAATGATTGCAAAGCAACGACCGGTTTCTCTTTCCAAGCCTGTTGGAATTCCTCTGAGGTCATTCCAGCAGTTTTGGCGATAAGGTTCAAGTCATCCGCTGCGCCCTTGCCTGTCAATGAAACCGCATTACCGATAGCAGTAAGAGTTTGAGTCATTGCAGTACCACCAGCCTCAGCCTCAATACCAACCGAACTCATCGCAGTAGCGAGACCAAGGATATCTGGAGCAGTTAGACCAGCCAGCTTACCACCAGCCGCCAAACGGTTGGTCATTTCAACGATATCACGCTCGGTAGTAGCAAAGTTGTTACCTAAGTCAACAACAGATGATCCAAATCGTTTGTATTCGTCTGATGTCAAACCAAGGATATTCGCAATCTTAGCGATAGAGCTTGCAGCATCCTCAGCACTCAAGTTTGTTGATTCGCCCATATCAATCATGGTACGTGAGAATGTGAGGATGTCCTCTGCCTTGATACCTAACTGACCGGCAACTTCAGCGACATTTGCAATTTCAACCGCACTAGCTGGCAATTCTTTAGCCATCTGACGAATGCCATCAGATAAGTTCTTGTAGGATACGGTTGCAGTCTCGTCTACCGTTTTCTTAACACCTGCAAAAGCAGATTCATAGTCAGACGCAGCTTTCGTGACAAGTCCAACACTAGCAACTAAAGGAAGGGTTAAGCCAGTAGTCAACTTACCTCCCAAGCTCGAAACGTTATCACCAAAAGTCTTGATTTTATCGCCACTTTTGATAAGGCCGTCTCCAAATTTATTGATACGGTTCGCAAAGCTATTCTCCTTACCAACTGCAATCAGAGCTTGTTGCACGTTACGGAGTTGACCTTCCATGGCTGCCAGCTTAGCATTCTCACGTTCAATCTCAGCAGCGGCCTTATCAAATTTAGCTGTACCAGGTTCGAGAGTATCAAAACTTTTCTTCATCTGGTCCAAGACTTTTCTTTGCGCTTCAATCGCTTGGCCAAGTGTCTTATACTTAGCTTGAAGCAAGTCTGTGTTTTTCCCATTATTTTTAAGGGAGCTGTCTAGCGCCTTTACATTGCTTTGAAAGTATTTAACCGCATTCTTAGCACCATTTAGACTAGGATTGAACTTCGACACGTCCAGCCCTAGCTCGATATACATTTGACCTAACGGCGTTCCACCTGCCATTCAAATCCTCCTTTTTAAATCATTTCTAGAAAGTCAGCAAGATCCATGACTTCCTCAGCTTTAGCAGATTCGGTTTCACCAAGAACACCCATTAGGTCCTCCCAGCTCGTATCCATAACATCACGGATACTCATACCGTATGGACCCTCAGTAGCTTGCTTGACAAACCCATAAAACCGTTTTAGTGCTTCACTTGGCTTTATTTTTTCTCCTTTGGGTCAACATCACCTACCAGATGAGAGTAGATGTCTGCAAATACCGCAAAAATATCCGCCATATCTGTGTATTTCAAAAGTTCTTCCACTTCCAAATCTTCAAACAATGAGGCGATGAATTCCAATTGCTTGTCTAGTTTTTCAACTTCAGACACATCAGATGATAGTGCTTCATTGAGAATCAAGTAGTCGCGATAGTCCTTGGTAGTAATTTCCTTACTGGTCTTTTGAACATCTTGACCCTTTTCATTTTTAATTAAAAATTTAACCTTAGCCATTTACTTTCCTTTCTAGAAAAAAAGATAAAAAGAGAGCTTACGCCCTCTTCCTACCCTGCAGCAACCATTTTAAGTTGCCCTTTGAATTTTTTGAGCTTAGCATCATCTTTACCAATGTATTTCACATAGTAAAGGCCATTTGTTTCAGTGTCATCACTTGCAATAGCAGCGAAACTCAAGCTGTCATCTGGAAGTTCTTCTTGCTTATCTTTAAGCGTTTCAAGTTCCTCAGCATCCATTGAAAACTGACCTTTAAAGAACCCAACTTGTGCCTGAGTCCCATTTGCAGTCTTAGACTCAAGCATAACAGCGCAGTATGGAGCAACTGTATCAGCACCAATGCCAATGATTTCATCTTTGACTTGATGTCCTAGGATTTTAGCGAGTACTGTTGAAGGAATATCAACCGCAGTCAGTTCCATCTTCACATCGCCAACACCACGGTTTGATACGTGGTAAGCGACATCGCTACCATAGGTTTTTACTGGATCACTTGCAAGACCTGAAATTTTAGCGGTACGAGTCGCACCTTTACCAGTTTGTCCTTCAATTACAAAAAGGTTTTCTCCTAGTGTCGGATTAGCATTCCCATCCAACACACGAATTGTCATACGTTTAAAACCAACCAATGCCATTTATAGCACCTCTTTCTTTAATTTAGTATTCTTCATATAGAGCACTCTGACCCTTGTAGGTTCGAGCATCTACATAGCGTTTGATTTCTGGAATCCATTCATCCAAACCACCAACGGTTTGATAAAATCCCTGGTCTTCCATAATCTTTTCAATTTTTTTTTGGAGTTCTTTGCACTCCATATAATTTTTAGACTCTACATTGACCTGATAGAGAAATGTCTTAGCCAAACTAGTATTACTACCATAAGCCGTCTGCATCGGCGGACCAACTGGTCTGATAACGATACTTGGCTCATTATTTGGTAACGAGTCAGGACGTTTAAAAGATTTGATACTGATTCCAGCTAAAGACTCATCTTTTTTCAAAGCCTCATAGAGTTCATTAAACTTATCTTTAACCATCTAAAACCCCTCCGTCTTCAAATGACTAGCGATTCTGTATTTGTATGTTTTAGCATGAGCCTCTGAAAACCGTCTGATGACACCGAACCCCCTTGGATGCGGATTCTTACCATATCCAAACTCATTCAAGTGAACCAAGCGCCAACGAGAGCCTTCACCAAAACCGATTTTCACAACAGGAACACCACTAGCAAGACCCGTCACACGTCCAGCAGTAGCACTTTCAATGGTTTCTCCAGTATCTTTGTAGACTTGCAGAGCACCTTTGAACTCTTCTAGAGTCTCGTTTGCGACTGCCTTTAAAGCTCGACTAGTAGCACGTTTAACCTTGTTATTACCAAGGCGCACCTCGATGTTTCTCAAAACATCGTCGAAACCTCTCAATTCTGCTCCGCTAGACATCTTGACCACCACCAATAACAACTATCAAAAAATCCCGATTGTCAAAATCAGGACGAACATCGATAATTTGCCATTTTTCACCACTGAGACGATTATCTTCAACTTCGACAAAATGTTCATTCTTTGGCTGATAATCAGACAAAGGATCACGAATTTTCAGAGTCATCTTGGCTTTCATTGACTTCCCGGTTGCAATCTCAATATCTTTGAAGCTAGGAGAGTAAACTTGGCCCATCGTAAAAAAAGCCTTCTCATGAGACACATCGCGACCATGAAGCCCCTCCTCGACTTTAGAAGTATAGAAAGTCAAGGGGGTTCTCAGGTCTCCATTTTGAGCCTCAGGCTTTTTATATCGATAGCTAGGGCGATTAGTCTGATAGGACATCAGTCATTGTTACTTCTGGTTGTTTTTCTGTCCATTCAACAAAGCCAGGAAGCGCCCCGTCGATTTCATCAAAGCGCTCTTTTGTCGCTTCAAATTCTTGGCCAGTAGAACGATATACCCCTTCTTTGAGGTCATAAAATCCTTTTAAAACCTTAATCATGTTTTTCCTCCAATTTGTAATTTTCTAGTGATAATGCCATCAAATCCCCTTGAAAGTTTTGATAGAAAAATTCAACTTGATCATTGTAGACATATCGAGCACGTTCTAAAATAAGCTCTCTCACTCGTGGGTCAGTAAAGTCCTTACTACTGACCAGACTGAGGATGGCTGACTCAGAACTTTCCAACATTTTGGAGAGGTTTGCATCCTCCCCGTCATGAAAAATCCTCATCCGCTCCTTGAAGGATTTAAGGAGTGGATGAAGTTGTTCTTCTGGAGTCATGGCTCAACTCCTAGATTAGGCTTGAGGAAGTTGTAGAATCCAGACTGCTGCAGTCTTTTCATCGTGAGCCTTACCATAAGCGAATTGCTTAGCAGTGTAAAGGTTCAAATCTTCCAAAGCATAGGTTTCTGTGTAGCGACCAAGTGAAATACCACCACCGACAAAGGCGTCGTAGCGACCTTTGACAAATGTAGTTACTTTACCAGCAGTCTGCGCCACTGATTCAACCAAGATAAGGTTGAATGGCATAGCTGTGATATAAACAGCTTGAGCGTTCAATGAAGTGTATTGTTTCTTCACATCCCAAGCGTCTGCTGTATTAACAACCATTACAAGGTTACCTTCTACTGCAACTGGAGTTTTTCCGTCTGCTTTAACAGAGTGATGTTTGTAAACCTTTGTCAATTCTTTGACTACGGTTGCTGAGTCAGCAAAAGTCAACTTAGTAGTTTGAGCTGTTTTTTCATCATGAGTTGTATGTTCACCTGAAACAGTTCCTGTAAGAGTGCGAGAAAGCCCAATAGGTTTGTTGTCTCCATCACCATTCAAGAAAGCAGCTTCAAGTGCGACTGCAAAGGCTTCTGTGATTTGAACAGAGACGAATTTTGCCAACCAAGCTGGTCCAAATTTTTCGGCATCTTTTGGAATTACAACGAAAGCAGTCAATTTGTGTTGAATTGCTTCTTCTTCGTTGAATTGTTGTTTGAGTTGACCTTGGATTTCTCCATTGATTTTACCCCAAACAGCTTGCCCTGTTTGTTCTGATTTGAGGAATTTCAAGCGGATACCAGCGTTTTTAAGGCCAATGTGTTGAAGGAGAGGGCGAGATTGTACCAGATCTTCAAAGATACGGTCAATAATTTCTTGTGGGATGAACTTCTCAATCCCTTGAGGTGCTGCCTTTTCAATGTTATTGAAGAACTCACGAGCTTCTGCAGTCAGCTTAGCATCGTATGGATTCAAAGCTGAAACTTCTTCACGAGCAGCATCACGAGCTTGAGCCATCATTTCATTGGTCATGGACTCAATCATGTCATTGTATAGCTTCGCTTGTTCTTCTTGAGGAGCGCCATTTGTAACGGCATCCAAAAATGCCTGACGTTGTTTTTCAAATTGATTAGATAATTTCATTGTCATTCTGTTTTTTCCTTTCTTAAAACATAAAAAGACCGAACCCTTTAGGAACAGCCTTGTTTGTGCTATTGTCTGGACTTTCTTGAAAATTGAATTTTTTCTGTACAAATTCGCTATTTTCGAAAGCCTCTTTTTCAATTTGTCTAGCTTCTAGCTTATTCGCCACCAGTTCTGCGATTTTATCAATATCCGGTGTCATTGCTGACCTTATTTTCTCGATAAAATCACTTGGAATCATAGGAGTTTCACTCGCTACTAGAGTCGGAGCAACTTCGTTTGTAAACATAATCTTGTCTACAAACCCATGATTCAAAGCTGACTCGGCATCAAACCAAGTAGTCTTATTCATCAAAGCAAGCAAGTCGTCAAGAGCCTTGCCAGTCTTATGAACATAGGCACTAGCAATAGATTTGTTAAACCCTTCTAGAACACCAGCCTCGTGAAGCAAGGCATTATGGTCTCCATTTACTTGCGTTGAAACATTGTGGATCATGATTTGGGCAGTCGGACTGATTTCAACCGTGTCTCCTGCCATTGCAATCACGCTTGCTGCGCTTGCTGCAATACCGACAATCTTCACAGTCACGTCACCAGGATATGAGCGTAGAGCAGTATAGATTTCACTACCAGCATAAACATCCCCTCCTCCCGAATTGATATGAACTTCAATCGGTTCACCACTTTCAGGAAGGACGACATCTTTTGGAGCGGTAGCTTCCCACTCAAGCCAGTCATAAATCCATCGATCATCGTTAGAAATAATCGTACCCTTAATCGGAATTACTTTCATCTTCTTTCTCACCTCCTTTCTCTAACTGTTCACCAAGTTGATAGTTTTTGGTGATGAGGAATTTATCGCCACCAGGGATAGATTCTAAGCCAAGTTCAGAGCGCACCTCGTTTCGAGTCATCGCTCCAGAAGAAATAAGTTTATCAATGTTTTCAGCGAGTGCAAACTTATCTCTCTGACCTTCACCAATGATTACAAATAGATTATTGCGCTCGTATTCCCGTCTTGATACTAAAGCGAAATTAAGCCCATCACTCATTTTCTTAACGAGTGATTGGTAGCAATAACTATTAAACATTTTTTGGCTATTTTCAAGATTGGCCATATCGCCATGACTTAAAGCTGTTGGAATCCCTAAGACATCCGCGACCTCATCATCAAATTGCCGACGAAGTTTCTTCAACTCATCAACAGAAATATTTGAAGTCCCTGTTGTATTCGTATGCTCGGAATATTCCATTCCATCTTGAGCTGGAACAATGGCAATCGTTTTAGTGCTAAATGATTTAAAAAGACCATCAGCATATGATTGGAGTTTATCACGCATCTGCTTATCAAAACTCCCATTGTTTTTGGTTTTCAGAGTTCCTCTGATTTGATTATTCCTAGCCAAGGCCTCGACCAAACGAGTGTGCAACTTCTCGTAATCAGCAAATAAGTCAGAAATATAATCTTGCAGTCGATTATTGTTGTACTGTAAGAAAATGACTTCACTCATCCGAAAACGTTTCTCGAATGTGAAACCTCTACAAGTTACAAACTCAAACACATCATCATAAACAGCATATTTAGTCCGTGTATAAGAGTCAGCAACGAGCAACTGGTCATCAGTTGTAAGAAAGATTAGGACCTCATTCTTAGTGATCAACCGATAGACGACCTTTTGCCAAAAGTCTGACGCAGATTCATTTTTGTTTGGCCTTACATTCAGCAAGTAGTCCCAATCAGAAGGCTTAGCCTTACCGTTTTCTTGATACTTAAATGCTGACTTAGCAAAAATTCGAGCGATGAACTCGGCTGACTTATCAATCGCTAAGCTTTTGAGTTGCAGATTCCCAAACATCCGCTCAAGATCCTCGAACTCAAAACCAACCTCTGGCACTTCACGCTTAAATAAATTCAGTAACCCCAATGCACTTCCTCCTTTCTTTTAGTTTCTGCCGACCACCCACCCAAAATTTATACTTAGTTTAAAATTCCCAACTATCAATCATATCTAGGAATTCCCCGACATTTGACTCTTGCACCAGCTCCCTCTTGTAAAGAGCAGCAATCAAGGCATGGAAGCCATCCGTCTTTCTTCTGACAGGTTCTTTCTTCAAGAAACGCTTATTGCCATCCTTGTCCTCTTTGACGTAGGTATTATCCGTATACCAAATCATAGAGTTGTCATTTTCAAAGATAAATCGCTCATTTGCGAATCCATCTTCGATGATTGGTGCGACCTTGGATTGAATCGCCCCAGGATTGCGCAAGAACTCATATTCAAAGCCAGCCTCTTCTAGCAAGGGTTTCAATAAGTCCATTCTGAAACCATCGGCGCATACAAGCTCAATCTGATAAAGTTCTCTCCATTCTTCCAGCTTGGCAATCAATAGCCGTGGATCAATACTTGGACCATCAACGATTGTAAAAAGACCTTTTTCAGCCCATTCTTCAATAGGCGCTTTTAGCTTGAAAGCTTTCAAAAATGATTTCCTCGCAAATGAGTGTTGCTTCCAGATGAACTCATCACCATTCTTGAAGAGCAAACCAACGCTCGCAAAGTCTCGTATACTCGCATAGTCAAAGCCAGCCACACATGACCGGCCTTTCAAGTCAATACCAGGAGAACGCAAACAAGCAACTAGTTTTTCACGAGAGGTAACATCTTTCTCAAGGTCTGTTTCAGGAAGGTTCATCCGTTTAGTCATGAACTCCTGACGTCCAGACGGTTCCAACTCAAGATCATCATAGTCAGCCTTGGTTCTCGCAAGCAGCCTTTTAGCATAAGGAGTACTTTCATCCAACATCGGATTTGCCTTTGGCCAATTCTTCATGTCGTCCACTTCATCTGCACTGTCTAGCTTGCAGATGAAAGGGAATAGCCTGAAATCGTCAACCTCTCCATTCAGGATCTGCATAGACTTCTCTATCAGCTTGTCATAAAATCCCTCACGCACATATCCATTCGTACCATTGTAGAAAGTCCGAGCATGAGCAATCTTACCAAGACCAGACCGTTGAACCTTCACGGCCTTATCATCTTCAAATTGGTGAATCTCGTCAAACTCAAGACAGCCATCACGAGCAGAGTCCATCGTTTTCGGATTATTCGTCCGAAAAGAAAAGACCGAGTTGTTCGCTCGACCTGTAATAGACATTTTAGTTAGATAGAAATGGTCCTCAAGACCACGCCTTTGGATGGTCTCATAAACTTCCTCAAATGACACCTTACCCTGTTTCTCAGAGTTAGCGGTGATAGTTACATCATAATCTCTGATAGGGTAGATAGGACTGATAAAGAACGATGACCTGGCTGACATGAAACCATTCTTACCACCCCCACGAGCTAGTGTGTACAGATACTCGTCAAAGTGTGGTTCCCCATCCTCTTTCCTAAAAAGAAAAATGAACGGGGTCAAGAAAAGCTGGTATTTCGCTAGAGGAAAAAAGTTCTTTTCCGTAAACCGAATGAATTTCTCAATCAGGTCATTATCAAAATACAAATCATCACGAGGATAGATTTTCTCCTTGATAATTTTAAACAGCAGCTTTCTTTCCTTGTTGACGACGATTTCTCCACTCTCGGCCATTTTGATGTAGTCATCAACTAGCGGATGAGAAATCATAACAGATCACTTCCAGACGTCGGTTTCTCAACAGGAGAATTTTCCACCTCAAAATCAAACGACCGCTCAATAGCCAAAAGCTGATTACTGGTTGTGTTGATTTCCTTGATGAGAGAATTCGCTTTTTGGAATCTTTGTTGCCCATTGTGAACTGTGATGACCAATCCGTCTTCATGAAGTTTGGCTTTCAGCTCGTAGAGCAGTCTGACGAGATAAAGATAACGATTCACTTTTTCGTACTGGATCGCATCCTTTTTTCTAGGACTAAAATAGCCGATTTTAGAAAGTAGCTGATTTTCTAATTCTTTTATATTTTTTTCTGAGTATTCTTCCATTACCCCCCACCCCCTTTAATTTTTGGTTAAAAATTTGGACAGTCGAGTGCAGACCGCTTACTGACATCTTTGAAAATTTCCGATTTTTTTGACCGGGGGGTATTTAAGATTTGTTCACCTAACCCCACCATTCATCTTTTCTGAAATTTCTGTCATTCTTATCAAAGCGATCATGTCTCTTATTGTGACATGCTTTGCACAATGTTCGTAGATTATCGATATCAAGTGCAAACTCTGGATAGAACTCTAGCTCCTTGATGTGGTCAACTTCTAGGTTCTCTCTCGTGACTTTGCCTTCGTCTTTGCACCAAACACATTCGTTGTGATCACGTTCAAGTACTAACTTACGAAGCGCTCTCCATTCACTGGAATTGTAAAACTGGTTGCGTTCTTCTCGAGTTGAAACTTCAATCATTCGATTATTGATGTCGATGCTTTGAGCTCGAATTTATTTAGCTTGTCAATGCAATTGTTCAAGTGTTCGATTGCTTCACAACATTCTTGAGTTAACTCTTTTAATTCTGAGCAATTTTCAATTTCGACTCCAACTACAATCTTTCCTAATGGTTTTTGGTTGATTGTTCTTTTATTAGATAGTCTTTTAAAAGTGCCTTTCATAACTATGTAAACTCCTTTGTTTTTATTTTCTCAATTCCTTGTTTTACATATTCTAATGAATTCGCTACATGAGTTTTAACTCAGACTTATCAAGCGTTTATCTTGCTTGCTTGAAATGAAATCATCATAACCTCAAAACAATGAATTGATAGTAAAATAAAAAAATTAAAAGCCTTGAAACTTCGTCATGGCTCTGTCTTGTGAATCTTGATTTTTGCCGATATATCTTAGTGAAATACTCTGGCTTGAGTGGTTCAGTAGGTCCATTATCAGAGCGACATCCTTGGTTTGCTCGTACATGAATAAACCAAAGGTCTTTCTCATCGAGTGAGTCGCTATATTTTCCAGACCAACTTCTTCAGCAGCTCTTTTGATAATCTTGTAAGCTGTGTTAGGTTTGATATGCTGATGTTTTCCGTTTCGGCTCGGAAAGAGGAAATCTTCGTCTTTCTTATCTTTGATATACTGTCGCATAGCATTCTTGAATTTCTTTGGCATCTTCCGTTTGGTTGGCTTGTCTGTCTTCTCATCGATAATCTGGACATGCCAGCCTTTAACATGCTTTACTTTCAGTTTAACAATATCACCAATACGAAATCCTAGATTAACACCAGACAAAAAGAGCATGAGGTTGCGTTGTCGATCTGACTCTTTGACTGCGCTATGCTTCGTCAGCCATTCAATCATAAGCTGAACATCATCTCTATTTCTGATTGGTTCAACAACTACCACATATCCTCACCTCCTTTTTAATGCACAAAAAAAGCAGAGGTTTTCTCTCTGCTATTCTTCATGATACTAATTTATCACATTGTTTTTGTCAATTCTATATGTTTTTTTGACAACTTTACATAAAGAGCAAATTTGCAAGTGTATCGAGAATCACTTCACGTCTTCTGTAAATCTGCTTGCTATGCCTATACAAGTATCCGGTTTCTCCATTCTCCATGATATGCCAAACTTGAATCCAGTCATATCCAGTATGTTCTCCCCAACGAAGATAAAAGATTTTTTTATCATCTGGTTCTAGATTTTCTAGTAATTGGGAGATAGCATTTTGGAGATTTTCTAATCTTAAAATCATAGGATCGCTTGCATAAGCAACTGCTAGATTCTCCGACCTGTTGACGAATGTCCCGCTGCCACTTGCTCCAGTATCATCAATCCCAGGAACAGTAAGATGCTTAACTTCGTACAAACGTTCTAGCTCATGCCTTCGTTGGCCAATAAGTTTGTCAATCTTTAAATATTTATCATCGAGTTCAAACTCGAGATAATCCCTTCGTGCTTTTGTTAAGTTCTTTTTGACCAAACCTTACCTCCCATGTATCTTTTGGATTTAACCCATTTGATAATTTTACCGTCGTTATTGTTATTGTGATAATCTGGCAGTCTTGCTGTTGGGCTTTCTTTGTAGATGATTTTCTCAACTACCTGAATTGCAGGTTGCATTTCATCATCTATCCATCCAACTAACCAAGCAGGATTCACATCATAAGTTTTAGCAATCATTTCAATTTGCTTAATAGACGGGTATCCGCCGCGTTCATACAGATGAATTGTATTTTGTGAAACACCCGTGTCCCTAGCCATATCTTTGACAGAGAGCCCTAGGTCCTCTCTAAGTTCTTTCAATCTCAATTCCATGCTATAAACCTCCTTTCTAAGGAATTATTTTGTTAAATTCTTCCAGACACATGTTTGACCAAATGAAACGATTGATTTCTAAAAGCTTATCGCTCCCCATTTTTTCAATTCTTTGATAAAGCCTGATTTTAAATAATGCTTGCTTCTGTTTCGAAAGCCCGGTTCCTTTTACTGGCAACGTTGCTATAAATGATAATGTTTCGCCATAAGCACGAATTACACATTTTGCTAATATCTCACTATTATCCCCTTTCCTAATTACAATTGATACATTAATTGTTTCGTATTTTATAACCTCAATCAGACCAAGTCTATCTTGTTTGCTGTTTGTGTTTTGAGAACCTGAATATGGATATTTTTTTGGTTTCATTCTTCTACCTCCAAAAGCTCTGGGTTCTCGTAGATGTTGCCGATGATTTCTCTATCGCTAGCCACATTACACAATCGTTCAAAATTATTGTATCTAATCAAGCTATTTACAAACATTCCTAAATCTTCTCTATATTCGATAATTCCGTTTAACAAACCATCTTTTGTACCAAAAACATCTTTCTCATATATCTCCCGTAAATTTTTGTCAAACATCCCTGTGAAACGTCCTACTGATTCTATATTTACAGGACACCAAGAACCTATAGTAATGTATTGTTCATTGGCTTCTACCACTTCGTTGATAATAAATGCTCTTCCTCTATCTTCAATTAAATATCCGTATTGCCATTCTCCTTTGCTTTTTTCGTCAATGGATAACCCTCTAAATTTTGGTATCATGCTAACACTCCTTAAATAAACAAACTAGCTAGCCACAGAACAAATGCAAAATATATAATCTTTGAAATTGCCTGAGTAAGTTTTTTTGAAATTTCTTCATCACTATAGATTGTTGGATTTATGAAGCTTAGTAAAGCATCTACTCCCAAAGCTTGCCAAAACGAAATCTTTCCGACAGGGAGGATTGTCGTTACAATCTCATTCCAACCAAATTGAACAACAAACGGTGAGATAATTGTTACGAGTAATACACCAATAATAATTCCTAGTTTTTTCATTTTATAAATCCTCCTCTTTGACAAAGACCCCATCAATCATCTTGCCTTTGCGGTCCTTGATAACTTCATAAGCTTCTTCTAAGCAACTTTCCGCTGTAGTGCCATTGCAAAATGAAACTGTACTGATCACGCTGTCAAGAAACATCAAATCTGCTTTGATTAAAGGAATCTGTGTCTCATTGTGACAGACATGAGCGTATAGCTTCTGAGCGATATTGCCCAAACTGGAAACCATCAGTAGCAATTCAAGTTCCTGTTGATTAGCTGAAATCTGAGCACCATTCTTGATTTGTTGCTCAAGTCCAATCAATACGACTTGAACATCACCAAGCGCATCATAAATCAGTTCAGATTTGTCCTTTGCGATACCCTCAAATAGTTCTCCTGACTCCTCCATGAGCTTCAAGAACTGCTTGACTGGATTTGCTTTATGTAAGTTACGGTCAACAAACCATTGTTGAACCTTATTTTCTAATTCTGTGTCGTTCATATTCTTCTCCTTAAAATAATTTTATTTGCTTCTCATAAGTATCAAATCTCTCTTTGGAAAGATTAAAGATTCTTTTGTCAAGCTCACAACCAACATATTCAAAACCTAACTCCTGACAAGCAATCAAGCTACTTGCTGAACCGACATGAGTATCAAGAATCTTATCTCCAGCTTTTGCGTAGTTTTGCAGCAACCAAAGATAAAGATTGATGGGTTTTTGAGTTGGATGAATTCTAACCTCATTCAAAGCCTTGTTTCCTTGCTGGATATGTCCTTCAGATATTGACTTCCCTTGCATCATACCATTCCACATATAGCGAAACATCCGTGTACTATCATGTAAACTGCAGTACGCTATCTCACAATCTGAGAAACTTGACTGGCCATTAACTTTATCCCACACAATTCGACCAGGCCCAAAAGGGTAGTTGAAGTAGTTCACACCCCAAATGATTTGATTTTTTGAAACTCTAAAAAGTTCGTCAAAATAATCTCGATTTGGAATTTGCCACTCTGAGGTTTCTCCGTACAATCTACTGACACCAATCGGACTGACTTTCCTGCCATAAAATTTTCTTTTTTCTGGCCCGGAAAAATACGGTGGATCAACAATAGCTAAATCAAAATAGTTGTCAGGATATCTTTTCATGACATCCATACAAT